GAAAGGCTGTGGCCGATAGTTTCCCATCTGATGATTGGTGAGATAATCCGTAATCTGATCCGCAAAGAAATCCTCACGCCGCGCCAGATCGCGAACCTGCGCACGTGACATGACCACACGAGTGAAATAACCATCCATCGAATCGAAGGTCTTGGCGGAAAGATCAGGGTAAAAATCCCACACTTTCAGGAACTCGAACTGTGGTTTATACGCCGTACGTGTTTTTGGTGTCGGCGCACCATCCGGTCCCACTTCCCAAACAGTAGTTTTCGTTGGACGGGCGTAAGGCCCTCGAAGGAGCCCAAGACCATATATAATTCCACTCCGGATCGCAGAACGATTAAGAGCAATATAGTCGAGTGTTTGATCACCGCCAAGCTCTTCTAGCTGGTCGTCAATCAAAGTCGAAAGGTCCTCGGCGCGTTTATCCGCCAGCGTCTGTATTGCACCCATAACATACTCTAAGTCCAGCGGCGCGGGCGGCACACCGGCATCCTTGTCCGCCTTCTGAGCATTGACAATCGCTTCCTTAACATCCGAAATTTTCATGTCAGCTGACGGGGACGCTTTGATTTCCCAGTTACGCTCATTCCCAGGAAACATAAGATTCATAAGCCGGGAAAGAACGGAAATGCACTTCACTCTTGTCACTCTAGGATATGCCTTACTTCTATTTACTGACAATTCTTTTTCGATTTCTGGATCATAAATACCGAGATACTGTCGCTCATTGCGTAGCCATCTCAACTCCGCGATTCTTCGATCAGACACATACTGACGGAATAGGAAATCAAGTTTCTGCCCAACCATCCTCAATTCATCAGGCTTGATTTTCTTAATTGGGGAATCGCCAACAGTTTCCACTTCCGCCGCAGGCGGAAGCATGTCAGCCTTGGCCGACGCCACAGATGTGCCATAAGCATCACTTGATGCAGCAGGAACACCTCCGACAGCAACCACAACAGCCATAATCTACCTCACGAAAAATGATACCCACTTCCGAATTTCATCGGAGGATGAAATCCCTTCTTATCACCCTCGCCACCAAACCGCAATTCCCGGTCAGTCTGCCTGTTGAAATAACGCGCCAAGTAACCGAAAGCGTCTCCAACATGCGTATATGGAGTGTCCTCTGGTTCCACCCCCTTCATGATGTCTTTCTTGACATCCACCGCGTATCTCCAACCACCCTTCAAAGCTCTGATCAACATCGGACATTCGTGCGCATCGATCTGCAAAGCAAAACCCACGTCGGTAACAAGGCTGGTGAAGTGGTCAATTGCGTCAAGACGGAGAGGGAGTCGGTTGTTGCTCTCCACCTTGACCACATAATGGCGTCGAAACTCATCGCAAACCGTCCGTTCATCCGTCGGTCCACGACTGTTGGCTGCTGGATCAGGTGCGATGATGGGTTGAGCACTTGGAAATCTCCTTCTGAGATAAGGCTTGAGTCGCTCGGCAATGAGCCGCTTAGCTCCATAACCCTCCTGGGTCAATTCACCCAGCACATTCAGACGGCCGTGCATGTCTTCCTGACCAAACACCAGGGCGCTTCCCCTAATCCCAGGGTCAAGCCCAATTACCAAAGGAAGATTTGAGTTGTAAAGCAGTGGCACTTTCGAGATATGATGATCCCTAAATGATGCGACCACCGGCCGACCAGCCTGTGAAAAGCCCCACTCGGCGTCAATGAACTGACGTTTCCAGGCATCGCTCTTTCCCTTCGCCTGATTGATATAATACTCATGATTTCCTGCTTCAAATGGCGGTAAGTTCTCCAGATTCTCGGCTTCGTCGCTCATACCGGACGGCTGTTTAAAATAGACCGCGATCGCATCTGTCTTTTCCTCTACACCAAATTTTCTCACAGACTCGCCATGGAGATAATCAAACCACCAGTTATCTTCCAGGTCAGGATTGGATGACCCCCAGATGCCCCAGTTAGTCGCTCCACCATCCCTCTTCGAAGGATAGCGACCGACACGAGCCGAAAGCGCGTCGACAATCTCTTTGGGAATCTGCACGAATTCGTCCAGGATGGCGAACGTCACCTCAAGAGAAAGAACTCTGGCGATATCATCAGGCGTGTCAAGCGGTCGGAACATCACCTCGCACTCAACATCGCTAAATCGAAGAATGAAATTCCTTTCGGTCGCCTTCCATTGCCCGGCCTGACCATCCTTAAACCATAGGTTCCACGAGGCAATCGTCGTGTCTTTTAACTGATTTCCTGTGTTCCTAACTACAACTGCCCTACTATGACGTATACCATCCGGACCGGGCGCTTGAAGACCGGCCATATAGCATAACTTAAAGAAGTCTGCTGTAGTCTTTCCACTTCCATATGGACCAACTACCCAACTATAGAACAACTCTCCCGGCCTATAATCTTTTATAAATGCTCTCAATATAGGAGGTGGCTGGTAATCAATGATATCTTCACTCATGATTACCTCAAATCAGAATCGACATCCGCCTTGAATCGAAGAACACCATCTTCGATGATGATATTCTGCATCTCTGGACAGTTGTCAGGTAGGAGACTACTGATAACAGTTATAATATAAAAACCATCTCCAACATAAGTTTCATGCGTAATCTCGACCTGATCGCAGTATGGCTCTCGTTTCAGAAGCTCCAACAACGACAACTGAACCTCGACAATGGCATGACCGCTCATTTGAAATCCAAACTCTTACCCATACTACCTAACGTCTTAGTATCGATTGGGCCCGAAACCTTCGTCAGACCTTTCTTCGCACCAAGTACCCTATTTGCTTTCGCCTTAATCTTTGCAGCAGTGCTTGAACTTAACTTACCAGCTTTAACCATTTGAGTAGCGCGAGCTTTTGCATTAGCTGCATGACTTCGATCCTGAACCGGATAAGAACGATCAGGACCAGCAAATTTACTGGTCGGAATCGCCTTCCTTGCCTTCGTTGTGAGTTCGGCCATTCGTTTTCTCCTTCTCGAAAGATTCTTTCTGTGCCTGCGTTCCGATTCTTCCCGTTCGTCCCGGTTCACGCAGCCTTCCCCTTTCTGATCTTCGGATTGACAATTGCATAGGACCACTCGCTGAGCGTCATGACGCCCAGCATCACACCACCCCAGAAAATATAAATGTCAGTCCCGTCAAGTTCCAAATGTAGCACCGTTCACCTCATCTGAAGCAAGTTAGGATGCGGCAAACTGCCACCCTCCACCGCCATCAACAAATAGATCAGGACCAAAATCAAGAACACCGCCCAGATGGCTTTCTCAACGTTGGGCGGCACTGGCACAATCTGACGAACACCCCAGAGAGCGAGAAAGATGACGCCGCCAAGAACGATAACCCCGATGGCAAGCCAGAGAATTCCAATCGCGAGACTGATCATAACACATACTCCTTACGGTCCCAGTTGGATGTTTATCTGGAGAGCGTTCGTTTGTCCACCGGCAACTTGATCTTTCGATCCATCATAACCTGCCGCACGCACCACAAATTTAAGTAAATCAGCCTGCACCGCAGGAGGCACCACCTCATATTTCTCATGCGCCATGTCCCAAATGCGCTTCAGCATCAACTCCGCCTGGAGCCGCGCTTTCAGCTTGAACTTGACGCCGTCCTTCTTCAGCTCGTCGATCGCATGACGAAGATCATTGACAAAAACAGGATTCTGACACAAGGCATGCCAATCCACAGCCGTCAAGCCGTAGATTGCGCAAATATCCTGCACCGAATGATCCTTGAGGGCGATCTCGACAGGAAGTGTCGGTGGATAGCCGAGATAGGACGGATCGCCCGAAGAATGGGCAGCCAACATGTTACTCATGCCCACAACCTAATCCTTCAGGTAATTTCCGTCAACCAATCATAGCGATGTGCCACTTGCCTTCCAGTTCTAGCAGGGAACGCGGCGCGGTCCAATCGCAACTCAACTACTCACTTCCTACTCGTAGGTTTCGAGAAGCGTTGCCAGACATCCGTCTGGAACGCCTTGTCATTCTGAAGTCGCTGATTAGCATTAAGCAATCCAGCCCGTTCGTTCGCCACCAACACTCGCACATCCTGTCCCTTGGCCGGAACAGGCACGACTACAGGCACGCCGAACATCGGCGGAGGCGTCGGAAGCTCAGGCCGCATCGACGGATCACTTGATGTCGAGCAAGCGCTGAACATCATCATCGGAAAGGCTACAGCCAGGATTTTTCGCAAGATTGTTGACATAGACATCCACCTTCTGCTGGTTGGCAGCCGCGGTAGCTTCCGCAGCTCTCTCTGCCGCTGCGGCATTCTCCGCCACGGCCTTTGATGCATCGGCCTGACGCTGCAACTCGACAATATCCGCCTTCAGCGCCGCCGACTGATCCATACTACCTCGAACCCGATAACCCTCGTCAAACGCAAATAGACCAGCGGCGACAACCAGCAAAGCCGCTGCAATCCATCGTCCAAATATCGGAACATAAACGAACGCTGCCGCCGCAGCAACAACGAGCACAACGCCGATGATCGGCATGATGTAACCCCAAAGAGTCGTAAGCATATCAGCTCTCCATACAAAGATGCCGTTCTTCCTGACGACGGCGCGTCAATCCAGGGAATACGACTCCCGCAGCTCGATTATATCTTAGAAAATCATCACATGCTTGTGCAGAACGACCGGCATTGAGATCGCGCACTACGCTCGAACGACAAAAAGCGCCGACACCGACATTATATGCGAAGGAAAGAAGTGCAACATACCGCGTATCCGACATGTTAGCCACTATTTCCATTCTGACACATCGGTCGATCGCGTCTGCATCCTTCCCAAGGTCCTCTCTTAAAAGCTCCTTACACTGCGTAATACTGTCCCGTTGATCAGGCTGCACATTGCCAATATGACCATAGCAGATCGTCCAAGGCGCTCCGCGCGTCGCCGGGTCCGGATAGGCTACCTGACGCAAGCCTTCGCAAGCCCCGATCACGGAAACCGCCAGAGCCGCAACAGTGCCGCCTTTCTGGAGTCGATTCATTCATATGCCTCCATCCTCAAAAGAACTCCATGTACATCAAATATAATACGCGAATAAAAACCCGGATAGCCATACTCCACTATAAGCCATATCTCGCCACCACGTGTTTTCATCTCAGGCTCGAAAGCCCCGAAAACCATCTTTTTAAATTTAATTTTGGCCCGCTTCAACATAGCCTTCATAATTTCCAAATCAGTCATGATCTCTGCTCCTCACTTCACATCCACTCCAGGTTGTCTGGTCATCCGCGCGACCACGAGGACCATACACAGAACAATATTGCCACATGCATAGCATGTAAGCGCAACAGGAGTCGACGGCACAATACCGCCAAACCATGGATAAATACCCACCAGTCCTGCGAACGCCGCCCAGAACAGCGCGAGCTTCATCGTCCACAAGCGCGTGATTTTCCATCGCCAGTCATCAATCAAGTTGCGATCGAGAAACGCATGAAACTGGGTCATCGAGGCTGACCTTCCGTCGCCTCAATGGACCTAACAAGGTCCATATAATTTCTGGGATGAAGCCCATCGCGCCCCGGCGTATAGATCACGAACCGATCGCCCCACGCCCGCCCGGCCGCCAGGATGGCCGCCCGCGCCCGTTCATACTTGGGGGGTGGGACGATCCAGATCACCTGCGCATGACCAGCCCTGGCGCGAAGGCGAGCCACGCACCGACCCTCGTCATTGACTCCTGCCGAGACAATGATGGGATGGGCAAGAATGAAATTCGGGAGAGAAGAAGGAGCACGCCGGTCCATCCAGCACGATCCTACGCCCACCCTGGCGTAAGTCGTCTGATGGGCCGCATGTCCAGCGCCGAGCGCGATCGAGTCGCCGATATAGGTGTCGGCATAGACCGCCGGAACAGCAAACAAAATGAAAAGAACCAGGGGAGTCGCATAGAAGACCCCCCAAGAAAATTTTCTCATCTTGATCAGCTTTTAGTCGGGCCCGCCGGAACCGAACTCGGTATATTTTTCGAGACCTGCGTATGGACGACCGTCATAGCCGCATCCGCCTTGTGCGATTCCGTTTGCGCCTCGACCAGCTTGATCTTGGCCTCAATCCACGCGAGAACCTTCACTCCGGAGACGCCAATCCCGGCCAGCGCCAGGCCAACCGCAATGCCGATCAATAACCAAAAAATATCCATGACAACCTCCTGAAAAGCGGCTGGGGGGAGATGCATCTCCCAACGACAACGCTGCCAAGCGCCTCTCCCAGTCGCCCGAACTTCTCTTATCAGTCCTCCAGTTCAGGGTCAAGCTCGTACTCCTTGACCTTAGGCACCAGGCTCAGCAGCTTCTTGCTGCGCTCACCGAGCCATTTCGCCGGACTGCCGGCGTACATGCTCCAAGTGATGAGCTTGGTGTTCGCCAGGATCAGAGAGTTGGCCCCTATGGCGATGCCCTCACTGACCGTGACGTTCGGCAACACCGCGCTATTGGTGCCGATAATGACATGATCGCCTAGCGCGATCTTGCCTTCGGGGCCGCCAATCAGCGCCTTAGGCACAGTTGGATTAGTCAGCCAGTTCCCGGTGTAGTCATCGCTCGCCGTGAAGAGCCTGACGCCTGGCGCGATGGAACAGAAGTCGCCGATCTCCAAGCCCTCGCGGCCGGAGAAGTAGCATAGAGAAGTAATATGGACATGATGTCCAATGTTGACTTCCTCCCGTGAAGCCACAATGACAGTGAAACTGTCGATCCTGGTCCGATCGCCAATGCTCATGTTCTCGACGCCGCAGAGTCGCGCATCCCTGGCTATCTGCACATCCTTGCCTACATACTTAAACGGAATTTCTTTTAATTCTTTCTGGGTATAGTATCGTTCACCTAGCGTGATCATGACTTATTTCCTTTCCTTTCCCAAATAGTTTTCAAGAGCCAGAATGACATCGCGAAGTTTTGAAATCGAGTTCATTGCTCTTCTTTTCCCAAATAATTTTTAAGATTCGAGATGAGTATCTGCATCTGTAAAGATTTGTTAATCTCCGTCCGATGTTGATCTTGAAGCGTCCTGATGATGTCGGCCGATTCTTCGACGCTTTTCTCGATGGGCCTCAGCTCCGCCTTAAGCTTTACAATCAAGCATTCAATCTCAACTCTGTTCATGACTTCTCCTTTGCCTTTTCTGCCTCATAGACATCCAGGAATGGCTGGGTGAGTTCGTGCAACACCGCCCAGCGTCTTTTTCTTTCCCTGTCATATGTTTTACGAGCAGGCGGAAAATCGGACATCAAGACGCCCCACCAAAATCCCCGTGCGAGCAAGTAAGCCTGCCGCGCGATCTCCACCCGATCTGTCAACCCTTCTTCTATCGAATCTTTCAGGCGTGTTATTCTGACCTGACCCATCAGCCCTTCCTCTGTCTCAACTTACGTTCCTGTTCCCTTCTCGATTTCGCTCTTTCCCTCTCCACGATCACGCCCACGTCGCATTTCGGCGCGCCCCGATAACGAGCGATGATTTTCTTTCTCGCGGCCTTCACATCAGCGATGGTCATCTTGGGTCATCTTGCAGAATCAAATTCTCAGGAGATAAGAGCCGGGAAAATTGAAGCGTCTGGAAGATTGAGGCTCGGGTTGCGTTCCTGTTCCTGTTCCTGTTCCCTTCTCGATGTGAGCCCAACCTTTCATCTCGTTCCAACGTTCAGGCGTAATCTTGTCCGGACCAATGAAGCAGTCGTCAAACATGAACCCCAGCTCAGCGCCTCCCGGATATTCCAGGACCAGAACATTGTGAACGTGAGGGACGGCGTCGATCAGCAACTGAACATTCATCTCCTTAGCCTCGGCCATAAGACCAGCCTTGAAGCCGGCCAGCTGGTCATCGGTGAATTCGTAGAGTCTATCCTCAGGATGCGCCGCCAACGCTTTCTTCGCAGTGTCCAGTTTCCATTCATAGGAAATCGAGCAATCCTCAGCCGCCGCAGGAGCGGCCAAGAGAAAAGGGAGCAGGGCGACGGCGGAGAGGCCAAGAGAAAAAGGGAGCAGGGCGAGGGCGGAGAGGCCAAGAGAAAAAGGGAGCAGGGCGAGGGCGAAGCGAGACTTGGGACGCATGGTCTTCTCCTGAAAAAACGGGCCCGCCGGGCGACGGGCCCAGTCATGGGAGGAACGTCGAATTTTAGCAACGGAACACAGAAAAGATGAGATGTCAAGCGAGAAACGAAGCGGGGTGGAAAATTCTGAATAACCGAAAGAACTGGGATTTTGGCAGAAATTTTTGGGGAATGTCAAGCCAGAAATAAATGAACAAGATGAAAATGCTAAAAACTGGTCATCCTATGTACAACAAGGTTAAACCCGTCGCACGCGCGTTCAGACCCCTTCGCCCCATCAACCATAGCAAAAAGAATTTTTTTCTTTAAGGATGCCTTAACCCTAACAAAAGAATCAATAAAAAATTTGCTAGGCCGCCTCGCAAAAACACTTGACACAAGCCAACCAAAGGACTATATCTTCACATGACGCCAAACAAGCGTCGCAAATAAGAAAGGATCGACCAATGACTAAGCTAGTGACAGTCCCGACGTTTGCCGAAGAGGCGTTCAATGTGGGGTTCAAGGCGGGCGAAACCTTCGCGGAAGCCGTGACATTCTTTTCCACACTGACCTGGAGCGACACAGTAAGGTGCGCTACAATCCTACGCGAATACAAGCTCGGCAAGCTTGCCGGCACGCTCAAAATCGATCGCTACCAGGCGATCAGGATCGAAGGCAAGACCAATCCAACTGCCAAAAAAGGCGAACGACGGACTATCGAGGAGCATAAAGCCTATCTGGCGGCAAGCGCCAGTATGAACCTCGTGGCGTCAGCGGCTGGTCGGCCAAAGCAAGAAGCAAAGAAACGTGCACCGCGCGTCCCGGTTCCGACTGCCAACTCGGCGGCAGAGGCGACAGAAGACATGGCCAAAAGCGACGCTAAACTTTTGGCTCGCATACCAGACGTTACGGACGTTGACGGCGCCGCGATATTTGCGCTCGATGTCGTCGACTTGATCCAGGCGTTCGAACTCAAGAACGCCAAGGCGGGGATTGGCGTCTATCGCGGAATCTTCCATGATTTCGTGATGCGCATCCTCAGCATAACCGACCGTGACGAATCTAAAGAAATCGAGGCTGAGATTAAGGCTGTAAATGATCCGGAAACGGCGCAAGAGGCGATTAGGGAACTAATTGCCGCTTAACGAAAAACCTAATTCTTAATTAACTGACCCCACGTCGAAAGGCGTGGGGATTTTTTCGTTTTACAAAAAGGCATTTTATTCAACAATTTCAATGATGCAATCACAAAAAGCCCAAAAATGGCCTGGTTTTTTAGACCACTTGCTGTTTCTATAAGCAAAAAAGCTTAATGAGATCAAGGGGATTAATATATATGGGTGTGTAATCCATATCTTTCTTTTTTACGCTTCGCTTTATTTGCCTTCCTCTGTGAGATAGAGTACTCTGTCAGGCAGAGTCCCATTCCATCGATTCCTCTCCCTTAAGTGTTCTCTTGAAAAAAGATGCACATGGCTCATGCCGCCACTGATGATTTAATTGACTTTTTTGCCTTTATGGAAGCAAATACTTGGTTTTCCGTCCGACCACGCCCCGACCACAGCGCTGATTTGACATAGGAATTTGAATGTGGTAGATTGATGAGAATGGAGGAAAATTGGTGAAATTGGTGAAATTGGAGGAAAATTGGTGAGATACATGAGATTCAAGTGCCCGTGCTGCACGCGCCACTTCCGCCTTTGGAACGAGTTGCAGCATCACGTCGTCATGGCTGGCGAGTGTCCCCTTTTGCGCGATCGTTTGCTGACTGCTGATGAGGCCCGCGCGGTCATGGAGCAAAAACGGATTAAGTCTTTGAGACGCTATCCAAAGAGACACGAACTCGAAAATTTGCGATGTCTCATCGCAAAGAAGTAAGGAATAGGAGAGTGAGATGTGGTGTTTTCCGTTGATCGTGATCGCGACCTGGGCAGGTCTGCTGCTCTTGGCGAGGTTTCTGGAAAGAGAGAAGAGGAAGTGAAGTGAAAATAATTGCCGACGACAACGCACGTCGCAGGCGTTGGGGCTGGGAGTTCAGGATTGAGCGAGCGTGGCTTACGGCGCACGAGTTGTCACGCTGGACATATAGCGAGTCTTTGGTGAGCGCGGCGACTATCATAGAGCGCGCTAAGTGTGGAGTGAGAGGCCTTGACTTAATCAAGCCTATTCATCGTGCAGGGGATGGAAAAATACGTCGCGGCCTCCCGCAAGGCTTGACCGATGACATGCTGACCATGGAGCAAGTCGAGATAATTAGAGGAATGAAGAAAGAGCACAAGCTGACCGATGTCGAGATCGCATCGAGATTCGCTGTCCCTGTCCGTTACGTCTTCGCTATCAAGGGACGGCGTGGGCCTGGAAACAAGTTGACGCGATTTGACGTAGGCGAGAAAAAAGAGCTGACCATTCCTGAGATCGCCAAGCGCGCTGGAGTGGCGCGAGAGACAATCTACACAAGATTGAGTCGCGGCGTCAGAGGCGCCAGCCTCCTGGCCGGCAAGCACAAGGGTCCGCGCCGCAATCAGGTGGCTCTGGCCAAGGCGACCATGGCGGAGTTTAAGAAGATACGAGATACGTGGGAAGTAGTAGACGGTCTTAGAGTTGTGAATTCTTTCGAATTCACTGATGATGGAGAGTGAGATGTGGTGGTGCATAGGGTTTGGAGTGTGTGTTGTGATCGGTGCGTTCGACACAACGCTAGGCATTTTCGCTTTCATCCTTTGGATGTTGGCGGGTGGCTATGGGTTCTTGTTCGAGACCGAAGCCGAGCAGAAAGAAAGAGAGAACGCAATGGATCGGAGGAAGTGAAATGTGGTGGACGCGGTGCATAGGGTTTGGAGTGTGTCTTTTGCTCGGTTCGTTCGATATAAAAGTGGGCATTATTGCTTTCATCCTTTGGATGTTGGCGGATGCAAACTTGTCGCAATGAGGCCGAAGTAGAGATGATGGAGAGTAAAATGTTAATCAATGAGAAAGAATATAATATTCAACCGTTTGAAGACCTTCATGGAGCAGACCTTC